CTAAACTCACTTTGGAGAAGGAAAATTCCACTCCACAGAATATACTGTGAAGCTTAAAACCTCTTTGTTTTAGCCCATCTCATCGAAATGAAATGGTTCAAGTATATTCTGGTAGTTTGTTTACGCGATAAACGTAGACACGGCGTCAGAAACCGTGATTCACTTTTAAAAGAGAGTGAGCAACTCTTACAACCTCCTTATGGAGGTATTGGGGTCGTGCCATAAATCCAATAGGATGGCACATTTACAAAATGCAATAACTGATAATCAGTACCAATAGAAGTATATAGATCAAGTTCTATATTTTCTGGGTTCTGATCAATAGTTGTTTGAGCTTTGAAAGATAAACACATATTATCTGCATTCGTTTCTTCAGAAGATTCACCTAACGTTCGTGTAAGTGGATCAGTGCTTGTAAAACGAAAACGAGAATACATAGGTACCTGCACTTGAAGACCTGTTTGTGTTCGAGTATTAGTCAAAGCTACACCGGTTTTTCCAAGTAATGTACCCGCACGCATAGAAATATTCATTCTATAATCTTGGGCAGTACTCGTTGTAAATATATTATCATCAAAAGATGTAGATGATACCATACCTAAAAACCGACTAACAGCTAAAGTATCAATAACTGCTGCACTTGTGTTAAGATTGACTTCATAATTTTGAGAGCCTCGAACTCCTACGAAACAAGGTTCGAAGAGATTTTGTAGAGGTTCATTCACATTGTTGAAAGCATGAGTTCCAGGAGCAGCAATTTGCTGTACATCATTAAAACCATTTGTATCAAATCCATAATAAGCTGGTCTACGAGCAATCGTAGATAAAGCTTGATAAGTAGTACCAGTTAGTACACCAGTGTAATTTAATGAACGATAATAACAACGCCGTCGAAACAATGATCTCATTGAACGAATACACTCACCGTTGAAAATTTTATGCAAATTAGGATTAGCTTTAATTTCCATTTTGGCAATGTTGTCACTTACAACATCTACTTCCCCAGTATCACCTGATTGTATTTGCAAATAAGATGTTCTAGTGGAAAAGCCATCATCTGGATCTCTAGGAGAAGCAAAATCTGCATCTTCCATAGATACTTCTGCATACACAAAAATATTAGCTGTTGTTACCGGTGAGGTCTGTTTTGTTAAAACCTTTAATGCAAGTCTACCGTTATGATATTCTGAATTAAAAGGAGAAACTGTACCTAAAGCCGTAGCAATATTAAGATGTAGTTGTGAATAACCAGTTTTCAGATATGGAAAAGGTTGCATAAAAGGAACTCGAACTTCAACTTCTGTTTCCTCTGCAATATCCACAACACGTGAATAATTCACAGTATAATCATAGTTTGCAGTGGTTCCATCAGCTGGATCCCAAATAATTGCGATACGACCTCTATGATATTGGGAACAAATAAATTTGAATCTATATACCATAGTTCCTCTCCAATATGCAAAAGATCTTGCGACTAAAGTCATTGGAATTGTCTGTACTGGAGTATTTACACCAGCAGCAGTTGAAGCTATCAAACCAGACTGGGTCATCATTATAATTGGCGAGACATTAATAATGCCAATAATGGCGCCAGCAGAATGTGACGAATTCCAATCCAGTAAAGATATGACATTTTTCTTGGCACATAAACTTTTGATGGTTAATTCATCCATTCCATTTCCACCAGCAATTCTATTATCAACAGATAATTCATTTTTTGGATCAATAGTTAATTTCTCAAAAGGACATGAGATTTCACTTGAAGCCATGGCGTGAAATGGTAGATTTTTGAATGCCGCAACATCATCTATAACAGGAACATTAGTGTATCCAAATAAACGCGCAATAGAAGATACAGCTTCTGCACCCAATTGTGTTGCTAAAGCAAAAGGTTTGTAAGGTGGAGGGACATAATCAACTAGGGCACTAGCAGCAGCTGCTACATTACTAGCAACACCACTAACAGGACCATTTTCTTCATATTCATCAGTACCAGATTGAAATGGTAACTGGGATGTTGGACCTGAAACTTTAACATTTTCGGCCCAAGCAAAAACTTGAATAGTAACATCTGGTCCAGCAGCAGCATTAGCAAAAGCTAATATATCATTAGACCAAAATTGTAATTGTCCCATATCATCAAAGTCTTGTAAGACACCTATACGCAACCAATTTTTTGGATTAATGTAAGGTAACAACATTTCACCACCTTGTGATTGTGCTGGAAGAATATCTATTCTTTGTCTACAAGTAGCAGCTAATGTTCCACCATCTGAATTCAAAGGAACGGCAATAGCACCAGGGTTATTCTTAATATAAGGAATATATGTGCAAAAACCATATCCATAATAAAAAGGTGAAGCATTAATCAATACTTTAATTTTGAGATTAGCAGTTAAAAAGGCATAATTTTGCAATTTTCGTTGAATAGCAGCCTGTGTAAAATATGCAGACCATGGAAGTAGTGTTGTAGGTGTAAGTACGGCACCATCTGTCCATGTTAAAGTCGAAATCAAAACAGGTCTAGCTAAAAAAGTTGCCAGATCGACATTTGCAGAAAAACCATCATAGATAGAATCATCCAATATGGGAGCAGCATGCACTTTTATGGAATGTGATTTATCATTAAATTTGATTGTTTCTTGTGTTTCTCCGGATTCTTCTACAACAGTTTCACTTGTAGTTGTGATACCTGATTGAATCAAACAAGAGCTCCTGTGAGAAGCTCCATTATAAATTTGAGAATCAGAACATGTAGTAGATTTTTCATGAAATATTTCACTTTCTTCGTGCAGCGCCGTCGTATGCGATGGTTGGAGAAAATGTTCATACTGTTGAAGAATTTTCTGTGTTTTATTTGATCGAAGATCAATTTTGTTCGGGGCTTCCATCGAGGAGGAAGTTTGCCTGTGCAACACATTTTTCGTGGGGATGTCAACACGTTTGGTAAAGTATGTTTTGGCAGGTTAGTTGTTTATACACCAGCGAGAACGTCAACCCGGACATAATCATAGTGTTTGATACATTGGATACCAGCAGAATCCTTTCCTAAATAGGAACTTTGGGGAACGCCCATGCGAGTTACGAAACTTACCCTATCAAAGAAATATTCCAGTATCTTATATTTCTTTTAAGTAACTGCAAGTTACGAGATTCTTTTGGTTTAAAGGACTTCAATCTACAAGCCCCATATTTGGTCTAATGACCAGCTTTTTTGAATTGTTCACATACCGCATCAAAAGTTGGAAAAGTTATACTTTGTCCATTTTTATCATACATTACATATTCATTAATTTTCAAATGATGAATCAATTCTTGTAATAATTTGGATCTTTTCTCATAAACAGATCTTCCATAAAAGAAGTATTCACGCACTGCAGAAGAAATAATGGCTAAGCATTGTTCTTCCCAGCAAATTGTTTTGGAACGGGTCCAAACCATCATACTTTTTTCAATGGATTCATGTTCAAGAGGACAAAGATATTCTTCTAATTCTTGATTATATCTCCATGTTCTCTTAAGAAAAGATGAATCTTTAATATTAATATAGGGTACACTTTCGGAAATTTTATCTGCCATAGTATATGTAATACCCATGGTGGATAAATTTTCTTGAATTGTAGTGTGATTAAACCAAGGAACATTAGGAGAAACTCCCATAATATTGTCGTCACCATAAGTCATTAATTTAACGTTTTCAGAAAATGTTAAAACCTCACTTTCAGGATTCATCATATAATATACATATCGTAAATATAGAGAATTTACTAGAGAGTTTATAATAACTGTTAATGGGTGACCACTAGGATTAGAACCATAAAATTCGACAAGATCACCATTGTAATCAGTCAAGGGATAAGCTGTATCTTCAGCAATACCTTGCATAATTAAAACATCTTCTTCATCAAATTTTCCAGTTCTTTTACAAATGGAAATCATTATTTTGAAAGCGGCTGTAATAAATGCGGGTGGCATTCTTTTATCATAAGCTTTATAATCTCCAGCAACAATTCTATCAGTTCCAAAAGTGGTGAGATATCGATAAATGTCACCCCACTCATGGGATTGGCAAATAGTACCTGGAGCAGCTTCAAAAATAAATTTATTACGTTGAATAACCCTGATTGAAGATAAAAAGTATTTGCGTACTACTAAACTCCAATCAAATGGTGCACCAGAGAAAACCCGTGTTTTACCTAACTTTTGTTTGGCAAATGTAACAGGTTCATCTTTCAAGTGTGCACAAAAATTTGGATGTGCTCGCTCACCTTTTTTATATTTTTCAATGATTTCTTGCATTCGTTCAATAATTTCAGGTGATGCTTCAACAGGATCTAGATTATCTCCTTCTGGGGCAATAGCAGTCAAAAAGAATTTCTTTGATTTTTTCCAAGGATTACCAGCACTAGTATTACGATTCATTTTATCAACATAAGTAATTCCAGCAGCACCATTGAGTGCTGTAAAATCATCATACACAGCTAATAAATCCAATTCTTCTTGTGGTAATTGTTTAAGAATAGTTTCAGTGAATTGTTCAGTAATAATATGAAGTGTATCCAAATCAATATCAACAACAGGGTTCACTAAATCTAAGGCTGCAATTCTCCATGGTTTCCATCCTCCCATAACCGGTTGAGTATACTTAGTTGAATAGCCATGTTCTTGAAGGAAGGCATTCATTGGAGTCTTCTCAACTCGTGTTTTAGGAGTGATTTTAAAGCCAGAAAATGAACCATAAATAGTAGCCGATCCAGATTGAATATATCTGAATACAGATTTCTTGGCTAAAGGTCCAATTTCTCTATTAATATCTTTAGAAGAGATCATTGGTGTTCCTTTGTTCATCTTTGTTTCATTAGCAATGAAAAGTTCAATAGTTTCTTTATCAAAAAACAAACATTGAGCTACTGCATCATAACCCGCAACATGGATTCCTAATAATACAGGACCCATAGGGGTTAATAAAATATAAGGAGCTCCACAATCACCATTTAATGTACTAGTATCAACTTGCCCAGTGTAAACATCATGAACTAATTTTGAATTCTTATCAAAATGTGAGAAGTCAACTCCATTAGTACGTTTAGCGCGAATGAAGTCAATTTTATTTTGACTACCATCCTTACGTTTAGACATAATAAATCCTTTTCCAGATCCATTAAAATCCTTATTTGGAAATAAATTTGTAATACGTTTAAAAGGTGGTAATTGAGTAATATTAAGTACAGCAATATCATGATCAGAAAAAACTTGAATATCATCTCTCTTCATTTGAAAAGAGATATTTTGATTTACACCATCAGCAGAACTTTGTCTGATAATTGTGAAAAACATGATTTCCTCATCCATTTTGAGAGTGTGTAAATTAACAATAACTTTATGACCTTCAATAGCAAGGGCATTTCCATAACGCTCTCGATTGACTCCAATAGTTTTATAATGTTGAATAATAGTCATAGTATTGTTAGAAAGAACTTTAATCAATTGTTCAATTTCCATATCTTTCCAAGATAGAGTTTGTCTTGAAATATCAAAATTGGTAATTTCATAATCATTCTTATACCAGGGATTCTCTTTTTCTTCATTGCCAGTAGGTCGTTCACCTTCAGCAGCTTGCATAGACATTAAATTTGTTTTCAATTTCCAGATGATAATAGCACCGGTAATAATACTTGCTAAAAAAGCAAAAAATTTTGGTGTATCTAAATATCCATTTATTCGGTTACCCAAATTAGTGTAATATTCTCTGGTTTGTTGAGTATTCCTCTTAAATCGCATACAAAAGGACCATATTTTGAAAAAGAATATAATACCTAAAAATGAATCAATAGTAGAGGTGAATTTAGCAAGTGTATCAAGACATTGAAAATTACAATCGCAAATTTTTAAAGGTAAACTACATGTTTTGCAAGACTTAATTTCCTTCATCATCTTGATGGAATTTGTCATTTTATTCTGATTATCAAAGTGTTGTTTGATTGCAGAGATATACCATTTCAAAAATTGTTTTTGGTTCATATCCTGAAGTTCAGGATCTGCAACAATTTTTGCATTCACTTCTCGACCGTTAATTGGAACTGTGTAAACGCGTTCAACACTATACGTCCATAGATCATCATATTGATCATCTTGAGCAGGAGGTACTTTCTTTGAATCCAACATACCCTCAGTTGTATATTCAGGTTTTGGTGTAGGAGTAATAATGAAAGGGAATCTTCGTTGCACAGCAGATGGATGAGAAAAATAATGATGAGAATTCAAATTTTTAACATTAGTTGTAGCACATACGAATTTACCTCGAAAAGGCGTTTTTCCCTTTAGATCCAATGATGCTTGATTAGGCACAAAAGGCATAGGATTAATGACTTGAATAAATTCTAAACAAGATTTATCTCCATTTGGTGCCTTATTTGGATGCATAAAACCTACATCATCTAAAAATAGAGAATGCATACTTGATCGAAATCCATCCCAAAAATCTGAGATAGGGTTACGATTG